TAGTATTCCTTTACGGTCATTACATCTTCTGCACCACACATTAGTTTTATGATCAATTCTCTTCCATTCACCACAGCAGTTACAATAGTTAAAGGAAGGTCCAATCTTATGTTCTACTCCATGTAGTTTACCATGCTCTTTTAGAGTCATACATTGTAGATTATCTATTTTATTATTCAGTTTGTTGTGATCTTTATGGTGGACACAGAAACCGTCTGGAAGTCGTCCATTAAAGTGCTCGTAAACAATTTTGTGCCATCTTTTGTGTTGTCCTTTAATTTTAACTGTCTGATAACCATGTCTAATTCTTTTTAGTTGTTTTAAGCACTTCCAGCGATTGCTAAACGGTTTCCCGCTGCTTTCTTCATAAAACAACCCATCTAAAATTTCAATATAACCTTCCATAATATTTTCTCCTTACTAATTAATTATACCCTACCCTATAATAAGTCAAATGCTTTTATAAATAAGGTTAACACGGACCTCATAACGGAGATAATCAATGAGACACACCAACATAGATCACAACGAAGATTACCTATCAACAATGCGTAATTACTTCAAGCGTCACAAAGGCACACCAGAACAACTCATAACTTATTTCAAAGAGAAGAATAATACTTTTCGTTGGAATAAAGAGAGGGATGATGCTTGGAAGAGTTTGGTTATAACAATAGAACCGATGAAGAACGCTAAGAACTTAGAGAAGTATTACAACCCAACTATCAATGATTAATTTAACAGTAAAAGAGTATCGTATTTTAGATGCTTACCGCAAGGCATTTGTAGATCAAGCAACAAGTCCCGAAGATAAGTTACTAAGACGATTTCAAGTATATCCAGAGCAGTTCATATTAGAGGTGATTGGAATTAACAAAGAGAATGGTTTAAAGATAACTGCTCAACAAATGGAGTTATTGACAGCAGTTGGGAGATTGTCATTTTGTAAGAAAGTAGTATGGGACTATGGTAAGAAGAACAAGTTAAATGATCTTCCCCGTGGTATTTTAAAGTATGCATCACATTTAGGGATAACCATTAGAGCAGGAAGAGGAACTGGGAAAAGTAGTTCCTGTAGTTGGTTAATCTTTTGGTTTCTTTGTACGCATCAAGGGAGCAGTGTTCCCTGTTTAGGACCAACTCAAAGCACTTTAAGTAGTATCTTATGGTCTGAACTGTACAATTGGTATAACAAGAGAAGTGTAGACGGAGAAGGATATAATTTCATGGACCCTTTCCGTAGTGAGATAGATATGATGGCAAGTGAGGTGAGAATGAATAAATCACCTAACTGGCATGCATTTCAGAGAGTAAGTCCCCGTAATGCAGATGAAGGAACTTTGAAGGGAACGCTTGGTGGGTTACATGATGACAACATGATGATCTTAGTTGATGAGGCATCTTCTATTCCTAACTTAGTTTTTGATCCATTAGAATCAACAATGACTAGTAGATGCAACTTTATCATAGCACTTTTCAACCCAACAAGACATAGTGGTTGGGCATATGATACACATTTCAGTCCAAAAGCATCTGAGCACTTTATTCAGTTGCATTGGAATAGTGAGGAGAGTGATATTGTAAGTCCAGAGTACCTAAAAAATCTGGAAATAAAATACGGTGGAAGGGATACAAACAATTATCGTGTATCAGTATTAGGAGTTCCCCCAACAGCAGAAGATAATTCATTGATACCTTACACATGGGTAGAAGATGCAAGAATGCGTTATCCAGATGTTAAAGATACAAGTGATGTAGTATTAGGAGTTGATATTGCTCGTACTGGTGGAGATAATACAATTGTTTGTATAAGAAAGAAGCATAATGTAATTGATTTTCGTAAGATAAATGAATTTGATACAGATGCAGTTGCTATAGCAGTTTTAAAGATAGCAGCAGAAACAAGAGCAAAGTATATATGTGTTGACTCTATTGGTGTTGGTGCTGGTGTATATGATAGATTAAGAAAGAATGGAGTTATTAAGGTATATCCTGTAGAGTTTAATAGAAGCAGTAGGACAGGGGCATATAGGAATTTACGCGATGAGATGTGGTTCAAACTGCGTGAATTGTTTGAGAAAGGGTTAATAAGTATTCCAGAGGATAACGAACCCCTTAGAATACAACTTTCAACAGTTAGATTTGAGGATCAGTTAGGAAGAATTAAGATAGAAGCAAAGAAAGAGATTAAAAAACGTCTGGGAGAATCACCAGATTATGCCGATGCCTTAGCAATATCATTATATATTAGTGATTACGAAGGAGTTGCATTAAATGAAGAAGACTTATATGATCCATATGAAAAAGCATTTGCTAATATGAATAAGTCATCAAATAATACTTCATGGATGGCAACATGAAATGGCAACACATGAAAAAAATGTTAAAGCAAAAATCAATAAGAAGAATTATCATGGTTACACCCATGAAAATTACTACAGAGCAAGAGATATATTTGATAAAGAACTCATGGAACTAGGTTACGGAAAAAATGTAATGGACAAAGATAAAGAATACCCAAAAGATAAGGACGATGTTAAAAGAACTCGCGAATTATTAATAGAGACTCAAGAGATTGTCGCTAAAAAAGACAAGAAACTCAAAGAGATTGGTGATGCACTTAAAAAATGTGAACGACAAGATGGTACATTGATACCAAATAAGGTTGGAAGTGCCATTGGTAATTTAGAAGTTACTAGACAAGACTTAAAAGAGATGGGAATTGTAGTTAAAAGTGAATTAGGTTGTGCTTTTAAGAATCTTCCAGAGCATGTTAAAGAAGAATTAGCAAGTGAAGTAAGTGGAGCATTACAAGAAAAGGTGATAATGATGTTAAATACATGTTTCACTGAAGATAAAATGGCAGATGCAAAGTTGAAAGATGCTGCATTAGCACTTGGTATATTATTTGATAAGTTTAGAGTGTCAGAAGGTAAAGCAGAAAAGACTGTAGAGCATCGTCACACCCTTGGAGACTTGATTACAAAGAATTCTGAGAGTGATATGACTACAATTGACGTAGATGCTAGTGTGATTGACGTAGAAAACGAAGATGATGTAGTAGAAAATCAAGAAAATGAATAAAATTATTATAAATAAAGGCAACAAGGTAGTAGGAATATAAAATGACTATAGAATCTGGCGCAATATACAAGTCAACCAAAGAAAAAAGACATACGCATCTAATTTACACCAAAGTAGAAGTTGTAAATGATCTTAATGGACAAAGATTAGAGAAGTTTACAGGTAATACTTCAACTAATAATGGTCATAAACATGATATTATTTTTGATGAAGTTGGAAATGCAACATTATTACCAGCAGGAAAGGTGGCACATACTCATGATGCCAATGGAGAGATGATATATGAAGGAGAATCATTACCAACAGACGAATCAGAACAAGAAATAGTATCAAACAGTAAGAAAATGATAGAAGAAACCCGTGATATAGAGAAAGACAGTTTCACTATGGGAGAAGAGAGTGAGAGATTCTATGCAGGTAAGCAATGGACAGATAGTGATAAGGCAAAACTACAAGCAGAAGATAGACCAGCGATCACAATTAATGAAATAGCACCAAAGATTGACTTGTTATGTGGATTTCAGCGACAAAACAGAACAGATATTAGATTTTTCCCTATTGAAAATAGTGATAATACTGTTTCTCACGTTTCTACAGAAGTAACAAAGAATATTATGGAGAGAAATAATTTTCACATATCAGAAACCGAAGTATTTAAAGATCAAGCAACAGTAGGTCGTGGTGTATATCATTTTTACGTTGATTATGATAAAAATATGCTCGGAGATATTGTATTAGAAAGAATGAGTTGGAGAGATGTACATTTTGGACCACATTCTAAGAGTGATTTGAGTGATTGTGAGTATATTGTTAAGACTAAATCGTATCCTAAGAAGAAATTGAAGTTAATGTATCCAGATAAAAAGAAAGAAATTGATAGTCTATATCAACAAGCAGAAGATTGGGAATCAAGATCGGGAATACACCAAACCATAGCAGGACAAGAATATAATATACCAGACAATCTTCGTTCAATTAAGAATGCAGTAGATTTACATTCAAAACATATTACAGTATATGAGATTTGGGAAAAATATTACACAACCGTTTATTCAGTTGTTAATTATGATGATGGATATGTATCAACTGTAGATGGATTATCAAAGTCAGACATTAATGATCTTGAAGATATGGGTTTTGATGTAATTACAAGAACTACTCATCAAATGCGTGTAACTACTATCGCTGCTCAATTATTGTTGGATGATAGGTTAGAGGCACAAGACTTCTTTCCAGTGCTTCCTGTATATGCTAAACGCGACTTTGAAGGTAATTTCTATGGTAAGGTTGAAGAAGTTAAAGATCCACAAAGAGAAGTAAATAAAAGGCACTCACAATCATTGGATGTTATCAATAAAGTAAGTTCATATGGATATTACTATGACGACCAAACATTTGATAGTCCAAGAGAAGAAACACAATGGAGACGTGATGTTAGTAAACCTGGATTTACCGCTAAAGTTAAAGATAGAAATAATATTCCTATACAAACACAAGGAACAAGAATGCCTACTGAATTGGTTGGTTTACAAGACTTAGCATCACAAAAGATCAGAGAAATTATGAATATATCTCCAGAAGCATTAGGATTTAGCGAAAGAGAAGTTAGTTCTGTTGCTATCATTGAAAAACGTAGAAATGTATTAACCGCTAATGAATTCTTATATGACAACTTAGCAATGGCAAAGAAACAAATATCAAAATATATATTAAAGATGATTCAGTTGGTATATACACCTGAGAGAGTTTTGAGAATTGTTTCTAATCCTAATGTACAGACAGAAGAAGATCAATTTAAAAATCAACAATTAGCAGAAGCAGCAAATACATTGATTAACACTGCAAGTATTGAGGATCTTGATGTAGCAGTTGAAGTTAGTTCTTCAGCACCTACAACTCGTTCCGCTAACTTTAGTCTATTACTTGAGATGATTCGTTTTGGTATGCAGATTCCCCCAGACGTTCTTATCAATGCTAGTGATCTTCCTAATAAAGATGAAATACTTGGGACTATTAAAGCATCAGCAGAAGCAAAAGCAAAAGCGGAGCAAGCAAAGAATGATACAGAGATTCAAAAAACTGTAATTGCAAATTCTGACAATCAAACAGCACAACAAGTACAAGGATTACCACCACAACAACAATTTTAAAAATGATATCACGTTACTTTATTTAATTATTAATTAAAAAAAAGTTAACAATATCTTTTTTATTATTTTTGAATTATAAATACATAGCGTAAGACACGGGAAACCACCTTACAACTGTTAGTCGGACACTCTACATTTCGTAGACCCATTTTTAGGAGATTATATGACTAGAAGTACCATTAGAACAGGAAATGATTTTACAGGACCAGGAGCGGAAGGAATACCAGAAGCAAATGATACACCTGACATCAACGAGGAAACTCAAGATGAACAAGTAACCGATACACCTAATCAGGAAGCGGAAACTCAAAATGATACTGTAGAACAGGATAATTCTCAACCTAAGACGGTAGAAGAACTCCAAGCAGAGTTGCAAAACTGGCAGAGTCGTTACGAGAACGCAAACCAATTAATTGGTAGGCACTCACAAGAACTTAACGAACTTCGTCAACTTAAACAGCAACAAGAACAGGAGAAACCTTTGACGGAAGAGGAGAAAAAGGAGAACGAGCAAAAATTCCTTGATGATTTCGTTAAGAATCCCAAAGAGGCATTAGAGCGAGAACTCCAACAGAGAGAACAAGCATCGTTGATTCAAAAGCAACAGCAAGAACAATTCAGAAACGGAAACAAGGACTATGTGTATAATGCGGTTCCTCAAATGGATACCTTAAAAAATACTATCTTAGAACTTGCTAGAGAAGACGGAATTGAGAATGCTACACTGCAACAACTTGAAGATACGATTGCAACAGATCCTCTCTTAGCGGTTTCATACGCAAAAAGAGCAGTCCTCAAACAGGAATTAGATAATGCTCGCAATCAAGGTAAACAGGTAGTGCAAAAGATAGCACAAAACTCAAAAAGAGCACCTGTCTTGAAGGGCGGTCAAAGTCAAACTTCTAAAAGGGACATGACGAGTTCAGATATCAGAAACATGAGCAACGAAGATTTGAAGGCGCGTCTAAAAGAGTTAGGAATGTCCTAACAAACATAATTAACAATAACCAAACTAAATTTTAGGAGTCATAAAATGGCAATCACAAGAGTAGAAAGTACCGACAATGAAGCGGTAAAACTATGGAGCGAACAATTGTTTCGCGACATGATCATTGAACCTTTTTTCGCTAAGTATATGGGCGGATCAAGCGCAATATGTCACACCAAAGAAGATTTCATGGCAAAGAAAGGCGACCGTCTTCGTTTTGCTTTGAGAACTCGTTTGACTGGAACTGGTGTAACCGACGGAGAAACACTTCGCGGAAAAGAAGAAAAACTAGATTCTTCAACAAGTGACCTTGAACTAAACGTTTATCGTCATGCAGTATCTTACGATTCACTTCTTTCTGACCAAAGAGCACAATTTTCTCTTCCAGAAGAAACTCGTACGGCAATCAAAGATTGGGGCGTAGAAAAAGTTGACGAAATCTGTTTTGATGCAATTACAGCATCACCAACCAAAATTATCTATAGCGGAACTGCTACCTCAACAGCAACTGTTGCTGATAAAATCACACCAAGTTTGATTTCTAAACTTCGTGCGATTGCTAAGACAGGTAATAAACGTGAATTCGTTCCTATCCGTCCAGTTAAAGTTGATAATGGAGAATTCCATGTTCTTCTTATTCATCCTGAAAGTTCTTATGACCTTAAGGTTGATTCAACTTGGACTCAAGCGCAACGTGAAGCACAATCTCGCGGAAACTCTAACCCTATCTTTTCAGGCGCTCTTGGTATCTGGGATAATGTTATCGTTAAAGAATCAGAACGTGTTCCTGTTGTAGCAACTTGGGGTGCTGGTGGAGATACTGAAGGTCAAAAAGCAGTCTTCATGGGTCAACAAGCATTGACTTTCGGTTGGGGAATGCGTCCAGAAATCGTAGAGGACGAATTTGATTACGGTTCTGAAAAGGGTGTTGCTATCCAGATGATCGCTGGTGTTAAGAAAGCAACATTTGACAGCAAAGATTACGGTTCAATGGGCGTTTATACTGCTCGCACAAACCTTTCTAACTAATTTTATAAGGAACTAAGAAAATGAGTACAAAAAGTGATTTCGTATCAAAAAAACAAGCGGTTGCAATGGAAAAAACCATTGTAGTCAAATCAGAAAATCTTATTGATTTTTCTTTAACACCATGTTTGAGCGGTGATGTAGTTGAAGCATTGGATATTCCAGAAGGTGCATTTGTTGAGAGTGTCGTTGTTGACGTTTTACTTGCTGAAGCAGGTAATGTAACTGTTGGTGACGGTGATTCTGCAACTGGTTGGGATACTACTGTTTCAGTAGCATCAACTGGAGCAACTGTTGGTGATGGCGCTTATGTAAAAGGAAAAGTGTATCGTGCAAACGACACAATTGACCTTACTTTAGATGCTGACATGAATTCTGGTAAAGTAAACGTATTTGCGATTTATTCCCAGTTAGAAAACTCTTAAGAGTTTTTTAAAACATAAAAAGGGATAGTGGTTTTAGATCACTGTCCCTTTTTTTATAACTAGAACTCAAATAATAGTTTTCTTATTATAAATAAGAGTGCCTAGACAACTAAAAATAACGAGGAAGTAATGAAGACTTTGATTGATAACACAACTGACGCAAAAACATCTAACCCTCACTTTCCTTATGAATCGCAAGGTCAGTTTGCAATTATACAACAAGGGTTAAGTGGTAATGAAGTAGTAACCATTGAATATTCTTTAAACAACACTACTTGGAGTCCTCTATACCAATATGGTTATAAAGTAGAGTTAAGTGCTACTAACTCAGCAGTTGGAGTTTATGCTCCCTGTTTTTTAAGAGTAGTAAAAGGAATTACTACCAATCCTGTAACTGTAGTGTTACAAGACAAAATACACCAAGGAAGTTAAAATGATTATTGCTCCACTAATTCCAAGTAACGTATTCCCAGGAGACATCATTATTAATGGTGGACTTGATATAGATGGAAACCTTAATGTAGTAGGTAATACTGCATTATCTGGCAACACTATTATTAGCGGAAACCTAGAAGTTCTCAAAGATACTTATCACTATGGTGAGTTAATAACTGTAGATAACTTTATTATGGTCAATTACCTGAGTGGTGGACCTGGTATTTCTGGAGTTAGTGCTCAATATGCAGGTTTAGAAATTGATCGTGGAGACTTACCTAATTATAAGTTTGCATACGATGAATCTGATCAATACTTTAAAGTAGGTGAGTTTGAAGGCGCTACAAATGATCTTCAAATAGTTGCCACAAGAACAAATACAATCAGTGCAGGTGAAATAGTAACTTACGATAAACCAAACAGTATATTAAATGGAGGTGGTTACACTATTGCCAGTTTGAAATCAGAAATTGAAGGTACATTGGGTTCTACATATGTAAATGTCACTGGTGATACAATGACTGGTCCTCTTGTTATATCAGACTCAACCCCATCAACAGGATCGGCATCTGGAGCACTGGTTGTCACTGGTGGACTAGGTGTTGGTGGAGACGTACATACAGGAGGATTGTTAAACATTCATGGAGATGTACTAAAAATAGGCACGTTTAATCAGTGGTCTTTTATTTGGAAATCAACTTCCCTGTTTACTATACAGTCTGGAAGTACTACGAATGCAACACTGGAATTTAGAAACTCAAGCGATGATCTAAATCTACGGATAGAAACTAGCGACACGACAGGGGCAGACTTCACGACACTTGCTGGAATCACTACTTTTGGGGACACCACAGCAGCAACAGCAGTAGGAACAGGTGCATTAGTAGTTGCTGGTGGTACTAGTATTGCTAAAGAACTTAATGTTGGTGGAGGAACTGGAGTATCTGCTACTTTAGGAATGTATGGTTGCGAAGGATGCACTTCAGCAATTACTTTTTATGAAGCAGGTGTTGCAGGTGGTAAAATACGATTTAATGGTACTGGAGACACCTTTTATATAGAGAATGGCGCAGAAGAGTTTAATCAAAAATCAACAGGTACTACATTTACATCAAAAAAAGTAACATTTAATCCACCACCTACAGATCCAACTCTGGCAACTAATATATTAATTAAAGCAGGTGGTACAAGAGATGATAGATACTATGTTGAATTTGAAAACTCAAGTAGTTCAAGGATCGGTTATTTTGCACATGATGGTAAATTCTCATGGGATGGTGCAGTTAATTTTGGTAATGATTTAACAGTAGTCGGAAACATTTCAGCAGGTGGAATAATTTCTGGTGATGGTTCTGGTTTAACGAATGTTGGTGATGTTTACAAAGTAGGAACACCAGTCAACGATGAAATAGCGGTTTGGACAGGTGATGGAACAGTTGAAGGTGATAGCAATTTTAAATGGACTGGATCTAATTTACAACTTAAAGATTCTGGAACAACCAGACTTAATCTATATAACGCTGGTTTAATTACATCTACAACTACAGCACCTTCAAATGGAATATTAGTCGGGAATGTAGATGCAGATACTAATAACCGCTTTCAACTTCAAGCAGGAGGAGCGATGTATTGGGGATCTGGTTCGGCAGTAGCGGATACAAATCTTTATCGTGATTCAGCAGATTTATTGAAAACAGATGATAACTTTGAAGTAGCACAAACATTGTATATAGGTGCTTCAGATACATATTTAAGAAAAGTATCTTCAGAATTACAATTAACTGATCCTACAAATGGAAATGTTACTCTTGGTGATATTAAAGATGTTGTAGACCTTTATGATGGTGGAACAAATACATTAACTGTTGATAATCTTGAAGTAGATAACAATGCAACAGTTACAGGAAATATTAGTGCATCATCATACTATGGAGATGGTTCTAACCTAACAAATCTTCCATCAGGAAATACATTTCCATTAGCAGCACCATCAAGTGCTACAGTACCTCAATATTCTTTTACCGATGCTACAGGTGTTGGTTTGGGATATTCTGGTGGCGAAGGTAGACTATATGGAGCAACTAATAATGTAGCATTAAACTTTACATCAAGTACCGTAGCGATCAATAAACCACTAACATGTAGTAGCACAATAACTGTTGCTAATGGTTCGGTTTCTGCTCCTACATATGGATTCACAAGTAGTTCTTCAACAGGCATGTATCGTTATGCTGTGGATACAATTGGATTTACAGCAGGAAATCATCTTGCATTAACAGTAAGCGGAACAGAAACAAGTTTTAAAGATAATGTAACAGTAGTTGGTGATATTAGTGCATCAGCATTCTATGGTGATGGTTCTGGGTTAACTAATCTTCCTTCATCAAGTGGTGATGTAACAAAAGTTGGAACACCTGCTAATAATCAAATTGGAGTATGGACTGGTGATGGTACTATCGAAGGTGATAGTGATTTAGAATGGACAGGTAATGTTTTGTCTGTTAAAGATTCTGGAACAACAAGAGCAGAATTAAGTTCTACTGGAGCAATTACAATTAGACCAACAGGAGCAGTTTCTGAATCATTTGCAGTAAAACAGGTAGGTGACACTAGTTCAAGATTTAGAATTAATGCCGATGGCGATTTAGCATTTGGTAGTGGAACGTCATTAGATACTACTCTATATCGTTCAGCAGCAAATACATTAAAAACAGATGATAGTTTTGAATGCCTAGATTTAGCAATGGGTGGAATAACCAGTGAAATAGCAGATTCAGATCTATCAAATTCTACAGATACTGTTTTGGATATTTTTACTGCTGCTTCGGGGCATTCAGCAGAGTGGTTAGTTAGTGTTTATGATTCAACAGGTGCTAATATTAGGACTTCAAGAGTTATGGCAGCATGGAAATCATCTACAACAATCACATTAACCTATTCAGAAACAGCAACTTCAGATGTAGGAGATACTTCACCAGTTACTTTGATAGCAGAAGTAAATGGTTCTAATATTCGTTTAAGAGGAGCAATTACTAGCGGAACATGGAACTTCAAATTTAAACGAGTATTACTATAAGGATAAACAATGGGTAAATTAAACATTAAAGGCGATCTTAAGGTTGACGGTGATTTAGGTTTCACTGCAACTGGAATCCATGGTTATATAACATCCACTGGATTAACAAGTACAATAACAACTGGCACACCTGCTAATTTGTTAGAACTTAGCACTCTAGCAGATTCATATAGATACAATTGGAATGCTGATAATACAAATAAACGTTTCACTTATACTGGAGCAAACATTAAAAAATTCATATTTAATGTCAGTTTTACAATGCAATCTAATGCTAATATAGCGACTATTGCTTATTTGTATAAGAATGGAGTTGAATGCACAGGAACATCTACTTATGTTAATACTACAAATGGATTGACTTCAGCATCAATAAACTACACAGTATATATGGATCAGAATCAATATATTGAACTATGGGGACAACCAATATCGTCATCTGCACAAATATCAGTTCAAAGTCTTAATATGCTAATAACAGAAATAGGTTCTTAAAGGATAATAAAATGTCACAAGTATTAATTAATTCAGATGAAGCAGTGAACAGTAATTCATTTTCGGTATTACGCCCAAATGTTTGTCCTTCTGTAGTAGTAAGCGGTTTAACAGGTGCTGAAAAGATTACATTACAAGTTAATCAAAACGGTACTTGGGTAGACGTGTATGTTAATGGTAATATAGTACAATTATCAACTACTAATAACATGATACCTATTGATTTAACAGGTAATTATAGGTTAACTAAAGGAATAACAACTTCAACTGTTATTGCTACTTTACATAGCACTGACGTGGCAGGAGTTTAACATGAGTTTCAAAGGTTCTTTCGGTTCATGTGAGTCAACAGAGATTTCTGGTAGTTTACCAGTTCATAGTCTTGGTGGAGTATCACATTCCTCAACCAGTCTAGCAAATATCAACTCTTTGATAACTGATGCTGATTTACAATCAATTTCAACAGCAGATTCAAAATACGTTGATGTTACAGGCGATACAATGTCTGGTGATTTAGGAGTCAATGGCAATCTAACGGTTACAGGACAGGGAACACTAGAAACTATTCAACTTGGTATCACTCCATCTATTAGTGGTCATAGTGAAGGTATGATGTACTGGGATGAAAATGCTAAAACTCTCTCAGTAATGACTGATGTGGATGGAACAGTATTACAAGTAGGTCAAGAACAATTTATTAAAGTTGCTAATAAAACTGGTTCAACCATAACAAATGGACTCGCAGTTTTTATTAATGGAGCACAAGGAAACCGTCCAACAATAGATCTTGCTGATGTAACTAGCGAGGAAATAGCACGTAAAGTTATAGGTATAGTTACCGCTGATATAACTAATAATGGAGAAGGTTATGTTACTACAACTGGACTAGTAAGAGGGTTAAACACAAATGATTTTAATGAAGGAGAGGAACTATATATAGATCCATCAAACGCAGGACATTTTATTAATACAATGCCTACTTCTCCACAACACGCAGTTAAGATCGGGTATGTGGTAACAAAGGCAACATCACCAGCATCTTTTAACGGTGTAATTCTTGTAAATGTGTATAATGGATCTGATCTTAGTAAATTAAATGATGTTTTACTATCTAATGTTCAAGACAAAGATATTCTAACCTATTCACAATCATTAAGTGCGTGGAACAATTCAGAAGATATATCCGTAAATGATATGACAGTCCGTGGTGATATTATAGTTGAAGGACTTTCTGGTAGTGGAATTCTTATTAATGGTGTAGGTTTAGATTATGGTTGGAGAGATTTGGAAGGGTTGATTAGACCAGATCCAGCAGGAGGAGATTCTCCGACACTAACAGCATTCAGATCGGGAGCAGTAAGAGAATATTCATATGCTGCTAATGATGAATTAGATATGAGTTTCCATCTTCCACATGATTACGCAGTAGGCACAGATATGTTCATTCATGTTCATTGGGCACATAATGGAACTACCATATCAGGTAATTTTCAGTATACACTTTCCTATACCTACGCTAAGGGACACAATCAAGACGAATTTA